TCATGACGATGTCTCCGGCCCATCAGGTCGGCGATATCGCCACTCACGCGCAATGCCACCTTTTGCCGATCCGGTGGTCTTGTAACGCTCCCATTTCTTCGCCTTGAGAAAGCTGCCGATGCGCATCTGGTCGCCTCGGGTCCACTTGGCCGGCTCGATGCCAAGCGCCTGCTCCAACACCTCGCCGACCGACACGTCGATGAGCGGCTGCGCCCGTGGCACAAAGCGCTCCTGCCAGTCCTCGTATCGGCTGTTACCAACATTCACGGACCGCTGCTCGAAGGCGAGCCAGCGCTCGATCCGCGCGTCCCAGGCATCGCCCTGGTAGCGTGCCTCTTGCGCTGCCGCCGCCTCGGCGACCAGCGTACGATCTTCGATCCACCACTGCGCACCCGCGCGGTAGCGCACGACGGCCTCGGCCCACAGCTGGTCGCGATCGCGCCGCAACCCATCGAGGTCGATATCGCCACAGCGCAGCGGCCAGAAGCGTCGGTTGCCGGTCTCGTCACGCAGATACGTGTCGGGGTTCACCGTGCCAGCGAACACCGACTGGCGCGGCACTGTGACGACGTAGCGTTCATAGGGCGGCCGGTAGCGGTCGGTGGTGCGGCTGAGGAAGGCCTTGATGCGCGAGACATCCGCCTGGCCGATCGCGTCCAGTTCCGCCATCTCGATGATCCACACACCGCGCATCTGCTGCGCTGCGTCCTTCGAGCCGAGTTCCGCCAACTCGTCGGTGAACCACGGTTCCGAGGCGAGCACCTTTAGCGCCGTCGATTTGCGGATGCCCTGCGCGCCTTCCAGGATCAGCATGTGGTCGGCCTTGCAGCCGGGCTGCATGATCCTGGCCACGGCCGAGATCAGCCATAGGGACGGCGTGGCACCGTTCAGCAGCGTGTCCTGGGCGCCGAGATAGGTGATTGCCCAGGCATCCAGTCGCGCCGTTCCGTCCCAGATGAGACCGCTGAGGTAGTCGCGCACCGGGTGGACCCGGATATTGCGCGCAACCGCGACGACGCTGCGGCTGACGACGACGGGTGGCACGTTGATTTCGTGCCGCTGCAGCCATTCGGCACAGCGCACATCGTCGGCATCGCCCCAGGGCCGCGGATGGGCGGCATCTGGCGCATCCCATGGCAAGCCGCGCCCGACGATGATCTCCTGGCAGAATTCGTCGAACATCAGCGCGTTGGCGAAGGCGGCGTCGAACGTGAGGGCGGTGATGACGTTGGCCTCGTTGCGCTCGGGCGCGCCACTGGCGTCGAAGCGCAGCATCGGCGTCCAGGGTGGACGCACCGGGGCACGGCGCACGTCTCCGGTGGCGTTCAGCCGGCGGCGGAGTTCGACCAGCTGCTTTTCCAGAATGGAGACGGCGATGCCGGTCGCGGTTTTCACCGCGGTAAGCACCTGGCGTTCTGGCAGCGGGTCGAGACGGGTGATCGCAATCCGGCCGAGCAGGTCGGCAAGCGGCTCGGCATCAGGCGGTCTGGTCAGCGAGGCGGCAGCCGACAATAGGCTCGGCAGGTCGCTGGCAGCGGCAGAAGACGGTGGTGATTCGGCCTCCGCGGGCTGCTCGTAATTTGACGCCACCGCGCCGCGTTGCAGGTCGTCGTTGAAATCATCGCCATGCAGGGGTGCAATGATGCGCGACGGGATGTCCACGAGGTTCAGCCGATCGGCCAACGACGCTGCCGCCTGAATGCCGGCCAGTCCGGCGTCGGCGAAGATGCTGACGTGGGTGGTGCCATCCGGCCACTGCCAGCGGCGCAGCCCGTCCGCTGACAGAGCCGCCATGGTGGGTACGCCGAAGATCGCCTGGGCGGAGAGCGCCGTCTCGATGCCCTCGGCGACGCCGATCCGCCCGTCGTCCGGCGCCGGAGCCAGGTGCACGGCGCCGCCGGCGATCGGCCCGAGCATCTTCTTGCCTGGCGGCGCTTTGCCCGTGCCGTCGTCCAGCAGGAAGGTGCGATGGATGCCGCCTATTGGGTCGCCCGTACCGTCCCGTGCCACGGCCACCATCCCAGGCCAGCCACGCCGTGTCTCGAAGTCAGCAAGGTCAGGATGGAACAGCAGGTCGGCAGTGTCCGGCACGCTGAGACCGCGGCCGCGCAGATATGTCTCTGCCGCGGTCCCAGCGAGCGGCAGGCAGCCGTCCAGGATGCGAGCAATCTCGTGTGTGTGATCCGGCCGCGGTTCCGCGGGGCGCGGCGGTAGCGCCGGCCGGTCCATTCCAGCCAGGCGTGCCGCCTCGTCGAACAAGCGTGGCTCCGCCATGCCGGTCGCGTGCGCGATCATGTCGATCGGCCCGGCGCTCTCGCCGGTGGCATGGTCAAAACCCCAGCCGGCGAACCGTCCCTCGAGATGGATGACGCAGGATCCCTCGCCACGCGGCGGACGGCCGGAGAGATCGGCGCAGCGCATGGTCTTGCGGTCGCGCGCCATGCGGGCGCTGGGGAATAGCCCCGGCACCCAATCGCGGGCATTGTCCCCCAGCCGCCGGCGCACTTCCGCCAGGTCGTGCCGAACCGGAGCCGCCGCCACATCGTTCAAATCGATCATGCTGCCACTCATGCGAGGATCACCAGTCCCTGCTCAGCGCGGGTGATGACGGTGTAGAGCCAGCGGCGGCGGTCGAGCTCGCTGCGCCCGAGCCCGTCATCCCACACCACCACGTTCTGCCACTGCGACCCTTGGCTCTTGTGTCCGGTGATCGCCCAGCCGAACGTCGCTTCGGTCAGCCCGCGCTTGATCTTCCAGTCGCGGTCATGCCGGTTCTGATCAAAGGCGACGTGATCCTCGAAGTCGCCCTTGTAGATACGCAACCGACCCTGGCCGCCGCTTGGCAGCGGTGGGCCGATGCGGTTGCCGTCCTCGTCGGTAACCCGGGCGGAGAAGAAGTGGCTGCTCTCGTCGACGATGTCCTCCAGGGTGAGGAACATGCCGTTGATCAGGCCGAGGTCATTCTGGTTCTTCAGGCAGATGATTTTTTCGCCCGCGCCACTGGGCAGGGCGCTGCCGCCGAACCCCGAGGCACGACGCATGGCATTGTTCAGCTGCCGTCGTGTGACGTTCATGCCGCAGATCACCTGGCCGCCGCGCAGAGCCTGTTCCGGCGTCACGTCGGTCTTGCGCATCTTCCAGACATGCGCGTCGTAACGGCCGAAGCCGATCGGCTCACCCTGCCGTGCCATGGTGGCCAGGCGGATGATGGCGCTTTCCACTGCCTGGCGGTGGATCTCGGTGAGCATGATGTCCGGCGCGTCCTTGGTGAACGCGCCCTCACCCTGGATGGGTGGCAACTGGCCGGGGTCACCCAGAACCAGAATGGGCTTGCCGAAGCTCATCAGGTCACGCGCCATGTCGGCGCCGACCATGGAAACTTCGTCCAGCACGATCAGCCTGGCGTGCGCGGCGTCACTCTTCGGGTTGAGGGCAAAGCGGGGCCGCTTCATGTCCGCCACCGCCTGGCGCATGCTCTCGATCGCAGCATCCGCCGTCGTCCGTTCGAAGCCAGAGAGCGTCCGCGCCCGGGCGTGGGCTTCCTGGATCTTCTTCTCCGCCGCCTCGACATCTTCCTCGGTGGCCTCGATGACGCTGTAGATCAGGCTGTGGATGGTGCGTGCCGGGGTGCCCTTGCGGCGCAGAACGAGGGCCGCCTTGCCGGTGAATGTGGCCGTAACCACGCCGGGTACGCAGCTGTCATTACCGTCCCCCCTGTCCTGGTGTTCGAGGCCCAGTTCCTCCAAGGCAAAGCGCAGCACGGTGGACTTACCGGTGCCGGCGTAACCGAACAGGCGGAACACTTGCTGCTGGTGGGCGCTGTTGGCGAACCACTCCTTGATCGCGGCGATGGCGCGGTGCTGCGCGTCCGACGGCGTGATGTCGTTCATCGCGGTGCCTCCCAGCAGCGCGCGGCATAGGGACAGAACCGGCACAGGTAAAAGTCCGCCGTCGTGGCGATGCGGGGCGGCAATTCGCCGGCGTCGGCAGCCTGCAGAATCTCGACGGCGCGATCGGACAGACGCTGCGCCTCCGCCGGGTCGAACGGCACCACCTCATGATACAGCGCCAAGGTGTCGCGGTTCAGTGCGGTCAGCAGCGCCACCTCAAGTTCGAGGTAGGCCATGTAGAGTTGCACCTGGGCGAAGTAGATCGGCTTCGACAGCCGCAGGCCGCGCTTGACCAGATCGGTCCAGGATTTCTGACCCAGCGCCTTGTGTTCGAACAGGGCGGGCCAGCGAATACCAACGTCAGGTCCGGCAACGATGATTCCGTCGGCATGGCCGCGCAGCCTGCCGGCGGCGGCGACAAAGCCGATCTGCTCGCCATCGGCACCGCGGTCGCGCAAATCAAAGCCCGCCCCGCGCAGCCAGCGGATCGACAGCGCCTCGAACTGATGGCCGGCATCGAAGATGCGCAGGATGCCACCGTCGAAATGCCGATCGGCATCCTTCGGTGCGTGGGTGATCTCGTAGACAAGCTTGCGCGCGCAGGCCTCGCCAACGCGGCTACCGCCGAGATAGTCGCGCGGGCGTTGCCGCCGGTTGCGCGCAACCAGCGCGGCGTCCACCAGCGCGTTGATGCGCATGCTGGGATCGGCGCCGTCATGCGTTCCACGGCCGTAGACCAGCCCGGAGCCATGATTCATGTCGAGCATGCATCACCACCCTTGCGGCGCGCCTTGACTGTGGGGCTGTTGTTCCCAGTCCTTGAGCGACAATAATCGAGGAAGCCGGGAGCGTTTAAATTCTCCTTCTGTGTGCCCCAGCGAAGATTGCTTGCCCTGTTGTTCGCAGCGTTTTCATCCAGGTGCATCACGACCGCACCCGCGAACGGTGGCGGACCGTGGAACGCTTCGGCCACAAGACGCGCGATTTTGTATGTCCGCTCGCTCACCGTGATGATGAAGCGACCATCGTGCTTGTTCCAAACCCCGAATGTCGGCGTACCGCCATATGGGCGTTCTCCGCCCTGTGGCATGGACCCGCGATAGGGCACGATCATCACGCGTCCCTCGCTGCTGGCCAGTATGCGGGGCACACTGGGGACATCACGCCAGATTTCTCCGGTTCTCATGGCAATGCCCCCTCAGCTAAAAGGAATTTCGTCGTTCATCGGGTCGCGCTCGGCGGCCTGGCGGCGCATGGAGGCCTGGAAGCCGACCACGCAGGCCGCGATGATGTGATCGATGTCCGCGGCGCTGCGGTCATGGAATGGCCCCATCAGGTTCAGTAGGACGAGCGCTTCGGCGAAGGTGCGGCGGGCGTCCTTGACCGCCTGCGCTTCCATGGATGTTGGCTTGATCATGCCGCCACTCCGGCGCGCGAGCGTGCCGCCTGCCTCGCAGCAGGCCATCGAGCAGAAGCGGTAGGTGGGGAATGTGTCCCAGCGCAGATCGTGCACGTAGCTGAAACCCATGGTCTCCCGGCTACAGAGGGCGCAGACGAGGCGAAGGATCTGGTCGTCAGGGCGACAACCAGGTTCTGGGGCATGCGGGGGAGGCGCCGTCCGCTTGCTGTGCGGACGGCTCCAGTTGCGACGGGCCATGACGTCATCACGTGTTCAGCCAGTCCGGACCACCCGTGGGCGCCGGAGCTTGCGTGGGGGAAGTAGATGCCGGCGGCGTTGTTGCCGGACGGTCCCAAGGTCGCGCAGCCGTCGCGGGCGTGGCCGGCGGTGCGGCTGTCGCCCCCGCGGCCCAAGCCGGCGGCGTGCCGGTGGCGGCTGTGGCTGCCCGCGATGCGCGTTGGCTTGGTTGCGGCGGCACGGCCTCGCCGGCCATGATGCGCGCGTATTCGGGCTCGCTGGGCAGGATCACGCGATCGAGCCGGTTGTTGTCGCCATAGCGCGAGTCATTGGCCGGCTCGACCCGCAGCTTGGCCGCGAAGGTAATGCCGTGCAGATCGGCCAACCCACGCAGCATGCGCTTCGCACGCGCGGCCTCGCTCATGTCATGCGGGTTCAGGCCGAGGGCGCTGTCGATCATCGCCCGGAACATGCCCTTGGAGATCTTCCAGCCGATCGAGACATTCTGTTCGTCGACCTTGCCGCCGGCGACGGTAAAGGACTGCCAGAATTTGCGCCGTGCGTGCGGGCCGGTGACCACGGTGAACTCGCAGTCCAGCATGCGCACATCACTGCCCGGGGTCTTGGTGGCCTTCAGCAGCCCGCGGTCAACCTCCCCCTGGCCGTCGACGCCACCCATGCGGATGGCCATGGTGACCTTGACGAAGCTGCCGTCGGGGATGAGGTCCGTGCCGCGCGGAAGCTCGGCATCGTTCATGTCGTAGCTCATGGGTCAGCCTTTGCTGCTGGGGATGGAAAGATTGATCTTGCGGAGGAGGGCACCGAGATCGGCGGGCTCGGTCTCGTCGAGCCGGCCGGAGCGATCCTTCGCTGGCAGGCCGAAGCTGTTGCCGGACTGGCAGACCAGGCGGCGTTCCGCGCCGCGCTCGGCGTCATGCCGCCAGCCATCACCGTCGCGGGTGAACAGCGACATGGACACGACCTGATCGACAATGCCGGGCAGTTCGCGGGCGGCCTTGCCGCCTTCCATCTGCGGCTGCCACGTGGTCTTGCCGAATTCGTCGGTGACCTTTTCCAGGATGCCGACCATGATCGTGGTCTTGCCCGGCGCGTGCTGCAGATGTTTCAGCAGGGCGATCACTTCCCGCGCCAGCAGGCCATAGGCGCCGCGGGTGTCGGGCTTGCCGGTTTTCTCCGAGAAGGCCTCCGGCCGCGTCTTGGCCCACGCCATGGCCTGGCGGGTCAGGTCGGTGATGCTGTCGACGAACACGATCGACTTGCGGGCCAGCAGCTGCGCCAGGTCGGGGTAGGTCTGGCTGAGATGCTGGTAATGCGCCGCGGAGAAGAAGCCATTGGGATCCGCGGCGGGATTCACGCCACCGATCAGGCAGGCGATGTCGATGGCGTCGGCGAAACTGCGCACCGGAATGCTGTCGCCGCGCCATTCCTGCACGGACTTCAGTCCAGCCTCGAGGTCAATGCAGATGGTGCTGGCTTCCGGCAATGTCTTCAGCAGCGACGTCTTGCCGGCACCACTTGGGCCGAACAGCGCCATCGTGGTCTTGTTCGCCGCGGCGCCGAGCCGCTCGTCGGCGGTGATGATACGCAATGCCATCACACCGCTCCCGGCTTGAGGGTCAGCTTGAACGTCTGCCGCCCGGTGTGGACGGTGCGCGCCGGCTGGAAAGCCTTGCGGATGCGCTCGGGCCACGACGTGTAGGCGCGCTCCGGCACCTTGATGTCGATGACCACGTAGTCGGTGGGGTCCTCGCCGCCGGCGCGGATCTGCTCGACCAGGGCAGTCAGCCGGTCCTGGTCCCATTCGACCTTCTTCGGCAGGTCGGCGACGACCTCGACGCCGTCATCGCCGAAGCGGACGGTGCCAGTGTCCTTGCCGGCGGCGCCACGCGCGGCGATGGCGCGCTGTTCGTAACGCAGGGCGATCGCGGATTCGATCCAGTCCTGCTGCCGCTTGGCGGCCTTCAGGGCTTCGCTGGCATCTTCCTGCAGCAGCGCCAGATGTTCGGCTGGCAGGGTCACGATCTCGCCGATCGGCATCGCGCGGATGTGCTGGAGAGTTGGTCGGTTACTGAGCGTGGGCATCACGCCTTCTCCTTCGGGCTACGGTTCGGGTTCGATTGGGAACGGGTGGGAATGCGCGGCCGGGCGACCGCGAGGTAGGCGAACTGGTCGGGGGCAAGCCGCCGCTGCACGAGGTGCACAAGGCCTTCGTCAGCGGCCCAGCGGGCGCTGCGCGCGACATGTCCGAGTTCGACGCGCTCCGCCGTCGGCAACGGGCTGACGGCGTAGTTCGTGTCGCAGGCGAGGAAGCCCTGGTGGTAGGTAATCGCGTCGCCGGCCTCAGCGCGGCTCAGCCAGGTGCAGAAATCGCTCTCGCTGATGCGCGGGGTGCTCATCACGCCACCTCCGCCAGCAGGCGCGCCGTCAGCGCCGGCGCTGTGCAATGGCGATGGCGTGCGGCGATGAGGACGTAGGAAGAATCCTCGAAGCCGTGCCGGCGCTGTGCGAGATGAGCAAGGCCCGCGTCGGCCAGGTTCCGTGCACGGGCGGCCAGCCTTGCCAGGCGCGCACGTTCCTCCGCCGGCAGCAGGCAAAGGTGCGGGCATAGGCTGCGCGCCAGGGCGCCGCGGTAATAAATGATGGTGTCGCCCGGTGCGGCGGCACCGAGCCAGGCGCAGAGCGTCGCCTCCGAGAGGGACGACGGCGCGGTCGGGGTGGTCGTGATGTGTTCCATATTTAGCTCTACTCACCGAGTTGCCGATCCGTCTCAGTCACCCGGCGATACCGGCCGCGAGCATGCGCATCCGGATCTCGTGCATGCGGCGGTAGAGCCCGGCACGTGAGGCGCCGGTGCGGCGGGCGAGCGCGTGGGCGGTGCAGTTGCTCAACGCGAAGCAAAGGGCGGCGTCGGCCGCGTCGAGGGCGGCACAGGCGCGGTCGAGGTCCAGGCGGAGTTCCAGCGCGCCGATCGCGTCGTTGGTGTCGGGCTGGTCACAGGCGTCGTCCTGATCGTCACGCCGGGGCGCGGCACCTTGCCCGACCGACCCGATCCGGCGGCTCGCGCCGCGGCGTCGCATGATCCGGCTGCCCCGGTGGCGGAAGCAGGTGACGGCGAAGGCAGCGACGCTGCCGCGGGCCGGGTCGAAGGCAGACAGGCGCGGCAGCAGATCGAGCAGCATGTCCTGGCGGATGTCGTCCGCCTCGTGACCCGGCAGCCGGGCGAGACGGCAGACCCGCCTGGCCTCGCGCTGGGCCAGATGCTGCAGGCGGGGGAATTCAGTCTGGAGGGCGGCGGGGGTAGGCATGTGCAACTCCGGTTCTTCGTGACCGGTAGAATGAACCACAACGCCGCTCCGGGGATGGAGGCGCAAATGGGCGTAATAGGGACTAAATACCCATGACTGAATTATTCCCCATAGAATATCAGCGGATTACCGGCGATTTGGGAGAGTCCACAGGCGGAACATGGGGATTTAATCCCTGAAATGATTCCTGACCGCCGATGTCGGTCAAGCCTGTGGATAGCGGGGATAAAGAACATAATAGGAACTTAATCATTGACGGACTGGTGAATGATTGGCAGCCTCAGGCCATGCCAATCACCCTGTCCTACGGTCATGACCGCGCCTCCGCTCTGCCCGCGCCGATGCCAGCAGATGCCCTGTGGCGTCTGGCCGCCGAGATCCGGCGCCAGGTCCTGCCGCCCGGAGACGGGTTGGCCATTCCGGTCGACAGGCTGGCCGGCGCCAGCGCCGCCGTCTGCGTCAATGGCCGGGGTTTCCAAGTCGCCTGGGATTATTCAATGCCGGTGCATGACGCGGGCGGGGGACAAGTCCTGGGGGTGTGCGAGGTGGATCCGGATCTGCCGAACACCGCCCTGGTCTCGATCAACAGCAAGACGCTGGCGCGCCGCCCGGAAATCGCTGCCAGCACGGCCGCACATGAGCTGGGCCATGTGCTGTTCGACGTGCCGGCGGTCCTGGCCAGGCCGGGCGCGCAGTGTCGCTACCGCGCGGCGTTGCGTAATACCGGGGCCTTGCTCAGCGCCGGAGAGGGCCGTTCCGAGCGGCGGGCGAATGAGTTCATGGGCGCGTTGCTGGCCCCGCCGGTGCCGCTGCATCTGCGCCTGACGGTGCACGCCCGGGCCGAGGGGCTCCGCATGGTGCATGGGCACCACCATGGCCGGCAGGGGCTGCGCATTGTCGCGGCCGACAATCCGCCGGAGGCGGTGGCGGGTGTTGTGGCGGCCGTGGCGGGGGATTTTGGTGTGTCGGAGAGTTTTATCGCGGTGCGGCTGGCCCGTTATCGCTTGATCGAGGGAGGGTTGGGGCGATGAGTTTTGGTGCGGTCGTCCGCCAGAAGCGCAATGAGGTCGGGATCGGTCTCAATGATTTTGCCGAGCGACTGGGAGTCTCCCCTGCCTACTGGTCACGGATCGAGCGGGACATGGAAAAACCGCCGCGCGACGAACTGATCGAGCGTGCCGCGGCGATCCTGGGCGTGCGCATGGATCACCTGTTTGTCGAGGCGCAGCGTTTGCCGCCGGACATGCAGAAGGACATCGCCCGCGTGGTCTCGCTCTATCGCCGGCAGCGGGCGCTGCGGGGGATCTGATCGTCATGGCAAGTCTGATCCTGCGTAAGCCCTGCTATGGGGTGGCTGAGCTGTGCCCGCGCTGGGGCGTCTCGGAGTTGGACATTGCCCACTTCGCTCTGCTGGGTGAACTGACCTTCTCGGCGACGGTGACCAACCTGCCTGTCGAAGAAGGCACGCTCGAGGAGGTGGACCACGGTCAGTGGGTCGACATTCCCGATAATTACCGCCGCGTCAGTGGCACCCTCGACCTCTTTGCCGAGAATGCCTGGACGGCCCTGACCCAGGGCTGGGTCGACGTACATGCCTTCAAGGCGCCGAAGGGGCATTACGTCTGTGTCCGCCCGTTGGCCGATGAGGACGGCTATCACCGCATCACCAAGGAACGGCTCGTGGTCCGACACGAGGAATTGCAGCGCTTTGAGGCCGCGCAGGCCGAGCCGGCGCCGGCAGCGGTGGAGGTGGTGCGTACGAGCGTCCGTGGGGCGCTGCCGCAATACGACTGGGATGCTTTCTGGTGCGAGGCCGCGGCGTCTCTGCACAATGCCGGACTCCCCAAGACGCAAGCCGAGATGATCCGACGGATGGAAGCCTGGTTCACGGCGCGCGGGCAGTTCCCGGAAAAGACCACGATCCGGCGGAAGGTTTCTCTGCTGTGGCGGCGCCTTCACCAGGAAGCGGCGTGAGGAGCGCCTAACGGGGCGATGCTGACGCAGCGGAGGTTGGTTCCACCAGCTGGATCCGCTGGACCTTCTTCCCCATTCCCTCAACGCCGTCGGCCAGGACGACCCAATCCGGTGCCGTGCCGCAGGTCTGACAGCGCAGGCGGGTGATGACATCCTTGATCAAGGTCTGGGGCGGAACCTGCCGGGCCAGGTCGTTGATCAGCACCCGTCGGATCAGGCGGCAGCGCGGGCAGTTCGCCGACAGTTGCCAGCCGGCGAACATGCTCAGCTGGCTCATCATCGCGGCTTCGACATCGGTCGGCGCATGAGAACGATTAGTGAACATGCCCCCGATCTATCACGCCGGTGCGGCTAGGAAAATACCCCTTGGCATGTGTGCGCCGGCGCCGTGAGACGGATCGGCGTCGGGGTGAGTAATGCTGAGTATGAGACAAGCATCACCCAACGTCCCGCCGCCGCTGCCGCCCCATCTCATGGAAATCTGCGCCCTCCTCGCGCGCGGCGTCGTCCGGCTCGGGGCCCGCCAGTCAACTCATTTATCTGCCCACGGTGGAGAGAGTTTGGTCGACTTCATTCCCGACCGAAGCAGTCATGCCGAAACCCCGACGCGGAGAATGGCATGAGTTCGAACGATACCGTCCTGGCGCGGCTTGCGGCACTGCAAACGATGCCGATCGTCGACCTGAAGAAGCAGTGGCGCGACCTATTCGGCACCGAGCCGCCGCCGTTCAATCGCGCCTACCTGCAAAGCCGCCTCGCTTACCGCATCCAGGAACTTGCCTATGGTGGCCTGAAGCCGGAGACCGTGGCCCGACTGGAGGCCCTGGGCGATGAACTGGAGCGGGAGGACAGGGAAGGAAAACGCCCGCGTTACCCGGAACGGCCGATCGCAGGCACCCGGCTGATCCGCGAATACCGCGGCGTCCAGCACACGGTGACCGTGACGGCGAACGGATTTGACTGGCAGGGCCGGCCCTACCAGTCCCTGTCCGCCATTGCCCGCGCGATCACGGGCACAAGGTGGAACGGGCGCGTGTTCTTTGGCCTGAAGAGCCACCGGGGCGCGGCATGAGCCGGAAGCCCATCCCTACCGTCCCGGCCACGGTGCAAAAGCGCCGTTGCGCCGTTTACACGCGGAAATCAACCGAGGAGGGACTGGACAAAGAGTTCAACACCCTCGACGCCCAACGCGACGCCTGCGAGGCGTATGTGGCCAGCCAGCGTGCCGAGGGCTGGCTCCTGCTGCGCGACCGCTTCGACGATGGCGGTTTCTCCGGCGGGACCCTGGAGCGACCTGGGTTGAAGCGCCTGCTGGCCGACATCGAGGCCGGTCGGGTGGACGTCGTGGTCGTCTACAAAATTGACAGACTGAGCCGGTCCCTCTCGGACTTTTCCAAGCTGGTGGACGTGTTCGACCGCCACGACGTGACTTTCGTCTCCGTGACCCAGAGCTTCAACACGACCACGTCCATGGGCAGGTTGACGCTGAACATCTTGCTCTCCTTCGCCCAGTTCGAGCGCGAAGTGATCGGCGAGCGGATCCGGGACAAATTTGCCGCCTCCCGCGCGCGGGGCATGTGGATGGGCGGGAAGGTTCCGCTCGGCTACGACGTCCGCGACCGCAAGCTGGTGGTGAACCCGGCCGAGGCCGCGACGGTGCGGATGATCTTCGAGCGGTTCACCGATCTGCGCTCCGGCCTCAAGCTGATCCGCGAGTTGCAGCAGGAGGGCGTCCTCACCAAGACCGGCAAGCCGGTCGACAAGGGCTACCTCTACAAGCTGCTGAACAACCGGACCTACCTGGGCGACGCGCCGCACAAAGGAAAAATCCACCGCGGCGAGCACGAGGCGATTGTGCCGAGCGATCTGTGGGACCGGGTCCACGCCGTGCTGGCGGAGGCGCCCCGCGCCCGGGCGGGGCAAAGCCGCAACCAGACGCCGGCGCTGCTGAAGGGCCTGATCTTCGGGCTGGACGGGCGGGCGCTGTCGCCGTCCCACACCATGCGGAAGGGACGGCAATACCGCTACTACGTCGCTCAGGCGGTGCAAAAGGGCTCCGTGGACCTGCGTCCGGACCTGGTGCGGCGGATTGCAGCCGGTGAAATCGAGGGCGCGGTCATGGCCCAGGTGCGGGCGCTGCTGCGGCAGCCAGAGATTGTCGTGAGCACTTGGTTGGCGGCGCGGCAGGAGGCCCCGGACCTGACCGAGGCGGAGGTGCGGGAGGCGCTGCACAGGCTGGACCCGCTGTGGGAGGAGCTGTTTCCGGCGGAGCAGGCACGGATCGTCCAGGCGCTGGTGGAGCGGGTCACGGTGGGGCCGGCGGGAGCGGACATCCGGCTGCGGGTGGACGGGCTGGCCGGGCTGGTGCAGGACCTGCGGGCGAGCCGGGCGCCGGCCCTGGAGGCGGCGGCGTGA